GATATGTTATTATATGCAATATTACCAGCTATCATATTTATTTCACTCACAGTATCTGGATTCCAACTGACAGCTGTTGTATCCGAAAGACTACCGATCATTGGGAGTTGAATTATATTCTCTGGCGTTTCGGCTAAAATCTGACTCGATCTAGTTACTCTTCTATCTGTGTTTATGTAAGATCCAGGTTCCCGAGAATTTGTCGCGGCACCATCACCACCTGGTTCTGGTGGATCGGGAAGATTCAATCCAGGAACATACTTATATGATGTAATCTGAATGTAATCATATCCAAGGTTTGGTATTCTACCCTCTGGATATCTGAAGTACTGTGATCCTGTAGGTTGTAATCCTGGGTCACCTGCATTAACTGATGCAATTGTTCGTAGACTAAAATCTGATCCTCTATCAAAAGCAGAAATTGCACTATTAGCAGAGGAAATTGTGCTTGATTTTGTGGATGAACTTGTCCTTGCTGTGATTGTTTGGGGGGCTACATCGACTATATTAGATGCTGATGCATATGAATCAAGATTTTGTAATCTTATATAATCATTGAGTCCATCTTGTGTATCTGATTGTGATAGTGCAATAGAAAGTATATCTATCTTTGTTTGTTTTTTTAAATTATTTAAAGTATCACTTCTAGTAAGATTGCCCTTAAACATTTTGGCATAATAATTTGAATTAAGGATAGATACCTTATCCAAGGTAGCATCATAACTGTAGATAGGAATGTCTGTACCAGCTGTAAATCCCTCAAGACCACCCAATTTTACACCAGTTGCAGAGACTATAAAGTTACCTGTCCTTCTATTTCCATCAATATGAACCTTTTGTTTTTTCTTATCGGCAGGATCACCGAATGGATGCGTCTCCTTTTTTTGGAAAACATCATTATCCGCTGTTGCAGACCAGTTAGATAGATCTGTTGCCATTTATCTCTTTTTAGATATTTAGTTGAAACTTTTGATAATCTATTGACCTAAGGTCTTCAAGTTCCATTGGATATATTACATGGAGATTACTTTGTACCTCTTCCCATGTGTAGTTTCTCCAAGAACCCCAGTGATAGTTTATTCCCCTGAAACCCCATTGATTAACTTCGGTACAGGCAATGAGTGGGTATTGATCATAACGAATACGAGGAGTCTTAGGTTGATATATGAAAGTGTAGTATCTACCGACATCAGGAACAACCTCAACATCTGAAAGTCTCTCAAGGACTTCCATCATCTTGTCATCAGCATCAGTCAGACCTGCACAAACATCAATTAGATCTTCTGTTCTTAGTGTTTCGTTTTCTAGATACTGTTCCTGTTCCTCGTCCATACTGTTTGATACCTAACTCATCTTCTGTTATGATTTTGAATTCAATACCATTATCTTTGGCAAACTCAGAGACTGCGTTCCATTTTGCTATGTTAATTTCATAGACAGCTGACTCATACAGATATGATTTAGTTATTCTTCCCTTCTTTTCAGGAGGTTTAGTCTGTCTTTTGGGTTTGACCTCAATGATTTGTCTCTTGGTTTTACCATTGGTTTCCTTGAATTCAACTAAGAAATCAGGGAAGTACCTGTGGACTTTACCATCAGCTGGTGACACATAGGGAACACTGAATTCTTCAGAAGCCCACTTCAATACATTAGGTTGTTTATCACACCAGTTACAGAAACGACGTTCCCATGATGAACGACAAATGATATTGTTGGGATTACCCATGTATTTGTCTGGATTCGACGGTTTGAACTTTGACTTAATACTTTTCCCCAAAACTCACATACATAGTAATAGTAGTCAAGTGTATTTATAGATGGCTGGGGCATCACCAAATGCTTTTAGTACAGGAGATCTAAGAAGTAAGATAATGAATCTTGCTCAGACTTCTGTTTATCAAGTAAAAATTCAACCACCACCAAGTGTTCTCAGTTTTTTACAAACTGAAAGACAATTTGATTACACTCAAAAGGGTGAGAACATGGAACTTCTTTGCCATGAAACCACTCTTCCTGGTACTTCATTCTCTACCACTGAAGTCAATAATAATTATACTGGTGTCACTGAAAGGATGGTCTATCGTAGAATGTATGACTCTACGATAGATATGACTTTCTATGTTGATAAATCATATGATGTCATTGAATTTTTTGAGGGTTGGGTTGATTATATAAGTGGTATGAATGTTGACAACCCTAATGGTGGTGACATGAGGGAGATGTATAGGAGTAATGCAGCCACATATAGAATGAATTACCCTCAGACTTATAGAACTCCGATTCATCTTACGAAGTTTGAGAAGAACCTCACAGATGCTCAATTGACATATGAATTTGTAGATGCATTCCCACTCAATGTCATCTCAATGCCTGTTTCATATGCTCAAAGTGATGTATTAAAACTAAGTGTGTCCTTTGCATACACTAGATATGTTAGATTTAGATCCAATCAAGGATTACTTAATAATTATGGTGAGTTCTTTAATCCATCAGGACCTCCAGTATCATAATAAATAAACCACTGACCTCGTTATAGGATATTATGCCTTTACCTAAAATTGCTACACCAACATATGAGTTGGTATTGCCCTCTACAAAAAAGTCTATTAAGTACAGACCTTTCCTAGTGAAAGAAGAAAAACTATTGGTCCTTGCACTTGAAACCGAGGATCAGAAACAGATTACAACCGCTGTTAAGTCTGTCATTAGGAATTGTATTCAGACTAGAGGTGTGAAAGTAGAGATTCTCCCTACTTTTGATATTGAATATCTCTTCTTGAATATTAGAGGTAAATCAGTTGGTGAGGAGGTTGAGGTTAATATCGTTGCACCAGATGATGGTGTTACTCAAATTCCTGTAACGATTGACATTGATGACATTAAGGTTACTGAAAATCCAGAACACATCAAACAAATCAAGCTTGATGATGAGTTGATGATGGAAATGAGATATCCATCACTAGATCAGTTCATCAAGAATAACTTTGATGTTAATGATTCTAGTTTTGATCAGTCATTTGAATTGATTGCTAGTTGTGTTGATAAGATTTATAGTGAGGAAGAGGTTTGGTCTACTGATGATGTAAGTAAGAAAGAGGTGATGGATTTCCTTGAACAGATGAACTCGATTCAGTTCAAAGACATTGAGAAGTTCTTTGAGACGATGCCCAAGTTGTCTCATACATTGAATGTTACTAATCCTAAGACTAAGGTTGAGAGTGAAGTTGTTCTTGAGGGGTTGTCTAGTTTTTTCGCGTAGGTATGGCTCACATGAATCTTGAGTCATACTTTAGATTAAATTTCGCCCTGATGCAATACCATAAATATTCATTAACTGAGATTGAAAACATGATGCCTTGGGAGCGTGATGTTTATGTAGCACTTCTCCAAAATCATATTAAAGAGGAAGAGGAAAAGCAAAAGGCTAACCAATGATGAATCCTGACTCCAATAATCAAAATATTCCAAAGGGGCTTGATGATCTGCTTGGCTCTATTAGGAGTGATTCGGAAATTTTAGGGGAAGATTATGATCAAAATATCCCAAAGGGGCTTGATGACCTGCTTAGTTCCATTAGGGGGAAGTCTGAACCAGACAACTCGTCTGCATTGGCTGTTTATGTACCAGATCAGAGAGAAGAAGATCTGGTCTCTGAACAAATTGATGAAAGAATCCTAACCCTCCTGGGTCTAGAAAACGCTATTGATATTGATTACGCAACCTATAAGACTCTTCTCAGAGAGAAGATGATGGAAGGTAGGATGGCAGACAGTAAGATGCCAACCGAAGAAACTGAGATATTAACTGAAGAGTTTAGGAGAGTAAAAGGAAATACAGGTAGATTCAAAGTTAAGAGAGAGAAGATTAACTTTGAGTCTTTTGTCGCTGATGTCAAACCACAAGAACAATCAAGACCCCAATCATCTTTACTTTCTCTTCCAGGAACTGCAGAACCTGATGTTGAGGTTGGACAGGATCCTGAAACAGGGGGAATACAGAAGTTTCTGGGTGGCATCTCAGACAGATTAGCTGAGATT